ATATTCCAATATCTTAAACTTATTCCATAATTTATCTTTTTTAAGCTTTCTTGCAAATTTTCTAAAAGCTTTTGTGTTATATTTCTCGTTCACAATGCAAAGATATGAAAAAAAATGTTAAAATGCAAATAAAATAAAAAAAATAATTTAAACTTTTTTAAATACTATAAACCTCACAAAATTCCTCAATAGTCAAAAACTCATTAGAATAAGGCTCTGTTCCATATTTTTTCTTGTAGAAATCATCCAATGGCTTATAGGAGTATTCATCTTCATCTAATACAAGTCTTACAGTCTCTGGATTATTCAAAGCTATCTCTAATAAGTATGAATCAAACTTGGCTATACTAGGGAAATAATATATTAGGGTCTTTAATCTTACATACTTCCTAATATCCTCTTTCCTAAACTTCATCAATAACTGATAGGTATCATAAATCTTCGGCTCACCGTCAATTAACAGTAACTTATCAACTTTAGCCCTTTCTACTATGCTTCTTAAATTCTCCATATTCCCTAAAACGTTTATTTTCCATCATAATAATTCTTCCAAAAGGAGAAAACAAACTACTAAATTTATCTTCATTTGTTAATTCTGTCAAGTCAAACTCATTTACGAGCTTATATACATTCTTTATGTCTCTATCGCTAGTATCCATTATGCCATATAATTCATCTGTAAGTGACTCTATAGCTTCATCTGTTAGTAATGGTTCTGATAAATCTATTATTTTTTGATTAATCTCATAAAGTCTATCGCCTTGGCATCCATCTGTAACCCCATTAACTATGTTTTCAAGCGATTTGAGAGGTTTTTTCTTGTTTGCCTTCCTCTCTTCAAGCAACTCCTTTGAACGCTCTATAATAGCCTTTAAATTAGTTTTCTCGTTTTTAATCTGAGGAAACAGCTTCAGCAATGTTGTTTCGCCCATTCCTTTTACACCCTTGATGTTATCCGATGAATCTCCACATAGTATCTTTTCAAGCACAACATTCTCATGCGTTATGCCAATCTTATCAACAGAATTATCTTTTGTAATAAAATCTTTTAGTCTAGGATTATACACGATAACAGTATCTGAAATAAGTTGGGTTAAATCTTTATCAGATGATACTATGACAACTTTCTCATTCGGTTTCTTATTCTTTACATAATATGCTATAATATCATCACCCTCAACATTTTCAAATTCATACTGCCTTATGCAAAGTTCCTCAAGAATTGCATTAATTATACCCTTTTCCCTCTCAAAAATCTCATCGTCATTTTCTTCATCCTTATTCTTTATTTTTCTAGAATGTGATAGCACTTTTTGTTGGAACGCAATCAATTTTTTATCATAATCACTCATATTAGGGTCATGCAATTCATAATTTTTACCTCTGTTTGCCTTATAGTCTTCATAGAATTTCCACCTTAAAACGCCAGAACCAATACCATCAAAGCATACTATACAATAGTTGAAATCCTTCTTATTCAATATTGACCCTAACATTCTCAAAAAAGACACAACAGCACCATATTCCTCCCCTTTGCTGTTCATTGTCTTATCAACTAAAGATATTTTTAATAGGTTATTCCCATCTACAATCACCGAATAAAATGATTCATCCTTCTTGTTGTGCTTTGTTACTTGTTTCATATTCTATTACCCTAACTAATAGGTTCTTTTCATTCATTATATCTATCATATGTTTAGTTCCGTGAGATTTTCCATCCCAAAAAGCGATTAACGCATCAGCGACTTCAGCCATCTGCTCGTTACGTCTAAAGCCAGCAGATTTGCCGAACTTATTCCAGTTCGCTGGGTATACTTCCAAGTCAAAGCCCTCTTCTGAAGAGTACTTTTCACCTAATAAATCTGCACCTCGCGCATGACCGCTTACTATAATAATATTATAATCTTTTCTCTTTTCACGAAGATATTCATTACATTTCTCCCTTAGAAGCTTATAATTTGAAAAACCTCGTGACCCAGCGATAATAACTTTAAAATTTTCCATATACTAATTGCTTTATGCAAATATATATAAAATATTGTTAAAAAACAAAAAAAGAAGAGAATTAATTTCCCTTCTTTTCCTTTCTCATTTCACTTATTGGTCTTAACAAGTCTTGGTATCCATCAATAGGCTCACCAACATATTCTTTACAATAACTGACTCTTTGGAGTCTATTTCGGTATCTGTGATTATCGTGCTCAATAGCTTTTTTATCTCGTCCTTTTCCGTCAAACATTGTGGCTCGGACATTTGGATTCCTACCAAGTGCTTCACCGAATTTCCTATGTGCTGTCTTAATGTACAATCTGTACTCATGGTCTTCATCAGACAAGGACTTCACAATACCACCGCAAAAGTTAAATATTTGCGTACTAAGCCCTAAACCTTGATAATCTGGTAATATAACTATCCTTGATATTGAGCACCCATATGGTATTCCTTTTCTTGGTGTATTAAGTATTCCAACAAATCCAACTGGAACTCCATTCCATTCAAACAACAAGCATTTGCAAGACTTATTCATTTCAGCTGTCAAGTAATGGTGATGTTTGAACAAATACCAAACGCTTGGTTCTACCCTTCTAACTGTAAGTTTTATTTTAGGTCTCTTTCCTTTTTTATGGTTTATATTTACAGTTTTCACTAATATTATTCATTTTTCTCTCATTATTTTTTAGTGTGACATTCTTCACACTGCGGATATATCCAATGGTTTTCTACAATTGGTTTATCTATATATTTGCCGCAAACTTCACAAGTATTATATGATTTTTCTTCAGCATCATCAATCATTTTTCTGACAGTATTATCGTAAGAAGACAAATATATTCTAAGTTGTCCAAATTTTTCTTTCACTTGATGAACTTCGATATTATGCTCGGCTGCATAATCCAAAATAGGCTTATATAACTTTTCCCACCCTTTGCCACATTCTATGCCAAACAGCTCATAAGGCCACTTTGGCTCTACCTTTGGTCTGTTTTTACGTTCTTCTAGAAATTTTGCTCTAATCTCTTCAAATTTTTTCTTGTCCATAATACAAATCTATTAAGTTATCTGCATACATCCACCCTTTAATCTTATCCATAGGTATTTTTCTTTCACTAAATCTACCATATGAAAAAATGCCATTTTCTAACCTTGTTTTCTTGTCATAGAAGCTTTCTTTTTCAAAATCTCTATCATCAAAAAATACTTGCCAATAATCAGTAGACACATATAAGGATGTACTACCGCTTAATCTGCCTTCTGAAAGAATTAACACTTTTTTATACTGTTCTTCTTTCATTGGCAATTCACCTATTTTATTCCATTTTAATTCCATATGGCAAATATATAGATATTTTTTGAAAAAACAAAATCATTTTTTGAATTTCTTAACAATTGTATCAATGACTTCACTCAATACTTTTGGCTGTATCATTGGAATGTCTGCACCTTTTCTCCATTTGTTATGGTGCTCTAATAGCCTAAGTGCCTCTTGTGCATCCATAATTTATTCAACATTATAAAACCAAGGTAAATCCCTTGTTATTTCATTTCTAAACTTTGTTCTTGGCTCAATTGCCAATTTGTCACTATCTTCTATCTGTTTTTGAAAATTATTCTTATTTTTCATATTTCTATCGCTTCACTTAATATCTGTTCCCAAAGTACACCTTGATTCGAATTATAGTCAATATCATCACTGTACACCATCTTCTCCAATTCTACATTCCCATTCTCGTCCTTATGATTCAAATTAAATATGTAATCTGGTTGCAGCCATTCAATAATGTCAAAATGACACGATGCAATCACTATCTTCAAATCCTTCTGTCTTATGTACCTTTGGAGCGCATAACTCATTGATTTTGCTACGTCTCTGTTAACAACACTAGTAAATTCGTCCACATATATTATTTGCCCCTTTCCTGCGTCATAGATGGCTTTGCATAGGTCTAGCCTTGCTCTTTCCCCATTAGATAATTCTTGAGGTTTACGAAGCCACGTAGGAACTGAGGAAAGTCCTACACCTCCCAATAGGTCACATACTTCTTCTTCAGTGTAACCATCGAATTGGCTAATCACTGCTTTATTATAGTCATATTCGATTGGTTTAACATTGCCTATCTCCCTTAAAATTGTCGATTTTCCGCTACCACTCTTACCGCATATTAACATTATGTTCCAATGGTTAGAATTCATTTCTTCCATATCCTCCTTTGATGGTATAGGAACTTCTGTTATTGTCAAATCTTTATTTTGTATGTCATAATTATCATACAAGAATTGGGTATAATTATCATTGGCTATTTTACTTTCCAATATAATTTTATTGCCATCATATTTTTTCCTTTTCTCACAGATATTTTGTTCTTCACCGCATACAATTGTTCCATGCATATGTGCTAGTACCATATATGTTTCCTTCTTCAATAATATATTGATTGGTTTTTCAATATAGGAATCGCTGTATCTAAATGACACATCATTGATAAATTCCTTTGTTTTAACCTTTCCTTGCTCTCTAATCTTTTTATCTTGTAAGGATAACTTATCTAATGTCCATCCCCTTTCTTCTAGAAAATCCATTATCTTTTGCCTTGATACTAATGCCCAGTCTATTTCTTTTATATTATCCTTTGTAATTAAATCAGTGTTATACCTATCACATTCCTTGTTATACGGTATATCAGCCTTTTTAATCCATCCAAAAAGATAATACTTGGTTATCTTTGTATTGTCTATAAACCATCCACATCTTTTATCACCATTTTTACCGATAAAAGATAACTCCAAAGAAAACGTATTAAGCTCTGTATTTGCATATCTTGATGCTACCTTCTCATCTATCACCTCCCTATACAAAACACCGTCAGAAGTGCTTAAAATAAGGTCAGAACCCTTTATTTGTTCTTCTTTATCATCCGTTCTGACAAATTCTGCAAACAAATCTTTGTTTGAATAAAGCTTTTCGTCTAAAAACTTTGCGATTTCCCTTTCTACAATTGAATCGTTTTTTCTGTTGTTAATAGCCATATTTGAATTGTTAATTTTTGCAAAGATATAAAAAAAAGTTAAAAAAACAAAAAAAAGTGAGAAGAATTTTATCCTCCCACTTGATTTTCTATTATTCTGTCGTATCCTCTTCAGTAAACTTGATGTCAGATTCATCAGCATTTAGCTGTCCTCCACTGACTTCCTCCAACTTAGTTAGAATATCTTTCATATATGTTTTCTTATATTCATCTAACCTATTTGGATTTATAAGTCCATTATGTACGCATGACATTTCGCCCTCATATGTAACATTCCAAGGTGTAGGCAACTGATTCTTTGTAGTTCTTACCTTAGTAGTAATACCATACTGATATTTGCTACCCTTTGCAGTTGCATCAAGCTTTTTTGTAGCTGCTTTACCAATACCTCCAAGGTGAATGATTAATCTTGCTCCGTAGAACATTGTTTTACCGCCCTTCAACTCGATTGATGGAACGCCACCCATTGAGTTCATTGAGTCATTCCAAATCTTGTTTACGCAGAAGAATGTGTTTGTGTAAGGTTCACTAATCTTCTTTGAAGATGGAATTCTATCATTGATGATGCTATTGAATGCTTGAGCGATAGCACCTGCATCAAACATGTTGTTACCAGTCTTACTTGTGTATGACTTATAAGAGCCAATTGAGCCGATTGAATCCCAAATGAAACATATTGGCTGTTGAATGTCACCCCTATCTTGTGCATCAAGAATCTCATTCATTGAATAGGCAATATCCTCAAGAACTGCAACCTTACGTTTCTCCTTAGTCTCCTTACCAGTTGAGTGGTCTCTGTTACCATAAATCTCCGCTAGAATCTTGCTATCATAATAAAGGAAAGGTCCATCGTAGTCGATAATTCTCTTCTCCTTATGATATGTAATCTCACCAGTTTCCTCATCCACGTCCTCAACATCAACATCACCATAAACTGGAGTTGCTTTCATTCCGCAGTCGATAGCATATTGGAAATCAAAGTTATTCTCCGTCTCATAGATGACAGGCAATATACCATTATTAATACAAGATGCAATAAGACAGTTCTTGATAGTTGATTTACCTGTATTTGACCATCCAGTTACGATTGTAAGATAACCCATTGGAATTCCTGGTAACTTGATTGCATCTGAGAATGCCTCTGGCAGTGGAATAAAATCTGTTGGTTTATCTGCAACAGACTTCACTAGGTCTGATTCAGACTTTCTTGTTAGGTTTAATTTTTCCTTAATACTAGCGATACTAGGTCTTGTAAATTCCTTTTTCTTAATAGGTTGCTTCATAACTATTTATAAATTTACGTAAATTATTCATTTTTTGTTTTTAACATTTATTTAAAATTTCCTTTAATTGTGCAAAATGTTTATCTCTTTCTATTATTTGTTTTGCATCTATGTCATAGATTTTATTTTTTCTTCCAAAATCGTCAAATGCCTTATTAATCGTTCTCATAAAGATACGCCTTATGTATTCGTACATAGATGATACTTTGAACTTCAACTTAACGAATGCTGATTCTGGATTAATATCCCCCAATTTTGCTAATTTTATATATATCAATCCTAATTCTATTTCTTTGTTTTTATCTTGTTTATTATAAATTATATCATCAATATAGCTAAGATATTTTTGCACTGAAACCAATTTATCATATAAAGGAAAATCTTTTAAATAATCAACAAAATTATCTCTTGTTATTTTTTCGTTCTGCCTTATAAATTCATAAAGCCTATTAGATTCGCTTATAATTTCATTTTTGCTAATATTGTAAAGCGAATAAGCCATTTTATAATCATCATCCGAACTATTACCAAAAGCCATTAATTTTATCCAATTGCCATATTTTGATGATATTTCTTTTTCATTGGCAATATAACTATTATTTGATATGCAAATGTTGTAGAACCTAAACGCATGATGAAGTTCATGAGCCATGCCCATAAAAAATTCGTTTTTACTTTCATTTGTTCTCAAATCATCATTTGTAATCCCAATTGTTATTTTCACATCATCTAATTTCAAATCTTTGGAAATTTTAGCATTGTCATAATCATTGATAAAATAACTTCCATGATAATTTAAACCTTTTTTACCAGCCAATACATTAACATTAACCGTTTTAATAAAGCACTCTGTTTTAATTTCATAATTCCTCAATCTATAAATTAGATATGAAATGTTAGAATCATAAGGCATTCCTTTTACTTTTATTAATTCACCATAAATTTCGTCAATTATCATATAATAATTGTCTATAATTCCTTGGCTTTCTCTTAAAAATTTTAATGATGGCGTTTCAGTTTTAAAAACGCCACTTTCTGTTAATAAGAAATCTTCAAATAAATCATATATTGTATGTTTATTATAAAAATCACCCATATCTATTTACTGATTTTATCTCTAACTTTATCTTTCCAACATTTCCTACAAATGGCTCTGTATCTATCGTTTCCACCAATTTCAACTTGACTACCTTCTGTAACAATTTCACCATTCTCGTCAAACCTTGCGTTTATTGATGTTTTTCTATCACCACATTCACAAGTTGATTTAATCTCTTCAATATCATCAGCAAGTTCAAAAAGGCGTTTTGAACCTGGAAATAGCTGTGATTTAAAATCGGTTCTCAAGCCAAAACACATAACACTTACATCTAGAAAATCAACCACATCTGATAATTGATTAACTTGGTCTTCAGTTAGGAATTGGCATTCATCAATGATAACCCATTTAAGTGTTTCAAACTGTGCAGCCAAAACATTCTTATAAGCCTTGATTGCCTTGTATAGATTCATGTCTTTATCAATCATTACACATTTGCGCTCAAGACCTGCTCTAGAACGTATAATTCCTTCACCATCCCTAGTATCTAGTGCTGACTTCAGAACCATTATCTGTACGTTCTTTTCTTCAAAATTATAGGCTGTGGACAATAGCTTCAGCGTCTTCGCTGAAGCCATTGGTCCCCAAAAAAATTTTAATTTACTCATCTGTTCATATTAATCGTAACATTGCTTAGTTCTAAAAAGGTAAATCCTCTTCCTCTTGAGTTTCCTCTACCTTAGTTTCTGCTGTCATGGTTGTTCCATCTACAATAATCTCACTACCATTTGCAATTGCTGAGTAATCTTTCGTTTCCTCTGTAAGTTCTTCTTCAATTCTCTTTTTCTCAGCCTCTTCCTTAATCTTATTCATTTCTTCCTTGTCAACATACTTGTTAAGTTCTTTGTTGAACACTGGAATACCACCTTGTGCAATAATTGCCATGTAGTCATAAGACTTAACGGTATATACATCATACCAGTTTTTATCGTCTTGAATCCATTTCATTCCAAGGTCGAAATCGTCAGTCAAAGGTGATGGGAATCCGTCATCTACAATCTGGATTGATGTCTTATTGTCTGCTGTCTTTGTAAGTGTAACAATAAGGTCAAGTCCATTGTTAAGGTCGAAAATACTGTAATTATTTCCCTTTCTTGCAGCAGCTTCAGCACGAATCTTCGCAAGGTTCATAATCTTATCGTAAACTCCGTCCTTCTTCTTTGAAGAATTAAAGAGCCAGAATTTAACACCGTCTTCCTCGTGGTCACGTTCAATACAGCGAACAATCCACATTTCCTTAACTTTATTAAGGAATTCGATGTCACCGTATCTTTTCTTTGTGCTCTCGTCTAATGCCTTTGACTTTAGTTCCTTTGCCTTTGCTGATGTTTCACAGAAAGGACAGCCATCACCCATTGCCTCACCATCTTTCTTGTTGTGTGTAGGGCATACAAAAGTCTTCCAGCCGTTAGGTGCGACTTCTTTATTTACCTTTACGGTGTGCATAAAAACTTTTTTGAAAGGACTACCACCTTCTGGGGAGAAGGGTAGCAAACGAATTGTTAAGGTTTTTGATGTTTCCTTGTCGCTCAATCTAGCTTGTAAATAGTTTTTCTCGTTAAATTGAGTCTTCTTAGGTGTAAAAGTTTTTTGTTCTTGTTCATACTGAGTTTTCACAGCTTCTGCGTCAATGTTAACGCTAAAATTTTTGTTGTTCATAAATTGAATGTTATTAAAAAATTATTTTACATGCACGTCAACACGTGCTTAAAGTATATTGCAAAGATATATAAAAAAAATGTAAAAAACAAAAAATTCCCCAATTATTTTCCTGCATAATTGGGGAAATATATAGTTTAGATTCCGTCTTCGAATCTACTCTGCCATTGTCTAAAATCATATTGTCTGAATATGTAGGCAAGACATTGTGCCAAAGTCTCATCACCAAGGCATCTTACAATGGCACTGTTAATTGTTTCCTCTCCAATTTCTTGAACAGCTAGATTATAAGCCTCTTGTGCTTCAGACGAATCAACAACCCATCCACCACTTTCAGCCTCTTTAATAATTCTATTTACAGATTCTTTCACGATGTTGTGAAGGTCTTTTTCTGTTAATCTCATTGTTTTCATTTTGGAAATTTTTTTTGTAAATAATTCAAATCCATATCATCTATATCATTTTCTTGACCTTCTTCGCTATTCCAAAACTTATTATGGTCAATATTACCAGTTGCGGCATCGAAGAACTTGTCTTGTTGCTCTTTCTTCTTATTCAACATATCATAGATGATGTCAGCACATCCTTTAATCTTTTCTAGATATGGATTGCTTGTTTGTTCCCCTTCACGACTGTCATACTTAGCCTTGAACATCGCTTCATCAAGAGCGCTGTAGAAATCTTCAAAAGTTGAACGAACTTCCCAGAAAAGGCCATTTGCCCTATCATAAGCATGGTCAACAGTACCATAGCTTATTTCGTTGATGAGTCTATCTTTAAGTTTATTATATGACTCTTCAGATAACTTAATTGTTTTCATTAAATATTGAACATTTTTTCTAGTGTCTGAATGTCATCGTCATCAATCTTGAAGAATGTGTTTGCAATATCATCAGACGGATTATCTACATCGTCATTGGTGATGACGTACTCCTTTGTTGTAGGCTCGTCATTATCTGCATAAGCCTCATATCCACCTTCTTTTGCTTTCTCTGCCCAATACTCATTTGGCTTCACATTAAATGGATATGAATCTAATGAACGAAGATTCAATTTCTCAGTCTGGGTTGGATTTCTCTTCTCGAACTCAGCTTTTAGAGATTCAATTTCACTATTATTGCTATCAACCTTCGTTAATAGGTTATTGATGGTATCAATAAGTGTTGTAATTCTGTTATCAACCTTTGATAAATCTCTACCGATGCGATTCTGCTTAACATTAAGTTTTTCTTCTGCTTGTGTTAGACCATCAATGTCAATTGTTTCGCCATCATCTGCTGGTTCCTCACCCATTGTGTCTTCCATTGGGTCGGCACCCATATCACCACCCATAGGGTCAGCCATAGGGTCTTGGGCATTTGGGTCTGCTCCACCAGCCATAGGGTCTTCACCCATAGCGTTAGGGTCAGCACCTCCTGCCATTTGGTCTTGTCCTCCCATTGCATTTGGGTCTCCACCGCCCATTGCATTTGGGTCTTGAGGCATTCCACCGTCAGCAGTCATACCTCCCATTGCATTTGGGTCTCCACCCATAGCGTTAGGGTCTTGCGTATCCTCACCAGCTTCCTCTATCTCTTCCTCTGGTAAGACAGTTGGTATATATGCCTCGCTGAGACGCATAAAATGTTTATGCGCCTCTAACAAATTATTTTCTTTAAGATACTTAATGTTAGTTGCCATTTGTATATTAATCGTTCAATAATTCTTTATTATCTTCTGTCAAAATAGTCTTTGAACTCTCTGTTCTCTCAATAAGACCTTTATCTCTCTTAACTCTCTTTACAGGTGCTGCTTGGTCTGCGCCACTTAGAACGTTCTGAGCCATTGCAATTTTCTCACTTGTTGTCATAACTTGCTCATTTACTTTTTTTTTATTTTCTTCTGTAACAGTTTTCTGTGCATGACTTGGATAAGCCTTAACTTGTGGCTTTCTGTTGTCAATGTGCTTAATAATAAATTTACTCATAATATTATAACATTATTTGCTATAAATATCTAATTATTTAAAAAAATATTGAAAAATCCTCTATTTTAGAGAGGTTTGACAAGGAAAGTTCACCATTTGTCTGGATTATCAGTTTATCCTTGTATTTATCCCAATCAATGAGGTATTCGTTATTAGGTTTATCAGAGTCTGAGTTCTCTTTTTCGATAAGTTTATTGAGAGCATTGATGGAGAATAGACAACCGTTCTTGACGTGCATTACTGTTGCATTGCTAAGATTTTTGATAAATCTTTCCTTATCATAAGTCTTGAAGGTAACTAGATATTCATACTTGTTTGTATCAATTGAATATACAAATACCTTATCTAAGTTTACCTTGAACCCATGTTTGAGAGTTTCCAAAAATGATAGAATCTTATTTTTCTTTACGAATGTTCCTATTATAATTCCATTTGCGCTCATTGTTTCATTTTTATTTAACTTGAAATGAAATACGGTACTGCGTATTTCTTATTACCCAAACGCTTTGTAAGTTTAAAAATAAATTTGTTATTATCTTCAAAAACGTTATTGTTTGGATTAGATTTAATCCTTCTCAGGATTTTTTCAGTTTTTATCCCGCAATATTCTAAAACAGATAACGATAAGCCAATAATGTTACCTTCATACGGAATATAAACCATACCACTACTAATATAAATACTTTTATTCTCTTTAGAAAACAAAATATTATATAATTTTTTAATATTATTATATTTTAATTTAAATATATTAATATAACTATAGTTAATATCTTTTAATATATTATTATATATAATATTATAGAAATTTTGCAAATCTTCCTCAAAATCTGAACGGCTCTCTGATTTACTGAATGTCCAATATATATTATCTCCAAGCTGTTTTTCCAATATTGAGGTATATCCATCGTAATTCTTTGCATTCTTCCAACCAACAACTAAGATGGGCTTAGTGGCATCTGTCAACGATATGTCATTGACTTGTTCCACAAACCCATCTATGTCTTTAAGCTTTCTATCCGTAACAATGTATCCTAAAGTTTTCATAACATTTTAATTTAATATTTGCAAATATATATAAAAAATGTTAAAAAAACAAAATTAACTTTTCTTTTTGTTATGGAATCTATAAATTGCGTATGGCTGTGATGACCCATATACATTCATATTATTTTGTATAAAGTCAGAACACCAACCTCTTGATGCTGTATATAAACAAGCATGGAATTTTCCACCACTCTTTGGTCCTAGTATTGCAACATCACCAGCTTGTAAAGAAATTGTTGGATTACCACGTGATGCAACTGTTCCTGAGTCAATTTGAACAAATCCATTTTTTTCAAGTATTCCTCCATATCTTAAGTTAGTTGCTGGACCACCAGCTGTAGGACTACCACCACAAGACATTCTATTTTTTAGTGGACCACCACCTGCTGCAATTGCATCCTCAACATAAGAAGCACATTTACTAATGCCACACTTAGTTTTGCCACCAACAGTTCTACATCCTTGGTTGTGCGAAACTATCCAAGCACAAGCTTTTCCAACATCCCATCCGTCAATAGAGCCAGCGTCATTAGGACTAATTTCACTTGGATTTGCATTATTTGTTCCACCATTAGAACTAAACAAGTTATTACAGTCTTCTGGTTTATATGAATCTAATGTTTTTACATCATTGACTTGTGGAACTTCTTTATTAAATTTATCAGCGCCAAGTTTTGCATATTTTTTACCCAAAGACTTGAGAAGGTTATGGTTAACGCTATCACCTGTTGTCGGTATTTCATTATTTGCATTGCTAGGTTTATCACCATATTTAACAGCCCAAACACGCTTTTTAGTTCCATCAACTTTTTCTGCAACTTTACAATATATTACATCTGGTGGTAAATCAGTTTCTAACCCTCCGTTTGGATAAACGTATCCTAATTCTTGAATATTATCGTAATATTCACTGTTTAGAATCATATCGAACACAACACCAAGTTTATCAGTTTTACCATCATTTTGTTTGATTTTTAGGTATCCATCAGAAGTAACGCCTAAATTCTTTAACTTAATACCGATTGAAGGTGTATATTGCGCTGACTTATCAACAGCTTCAAAAAATGCTGTGGAAATATCTTTTTTGTTATTTGGGTCAGCATTGGTTGGTTGTGAAGATGCCGCAGTATTAGAGCCATCATATGCTTTGAAATATTTTTCAGCATTATCTTCTCTTTGAGAAATTAAATCTTGATTTTTTTCATATTTCTCTCTAAAAATACTAGCACATTTTCTAGGGTCTTTTTCAGCTTTAAGCAATCCTTTTATTTTATTCAAATCATTGTGGTCGTTATTAGAAATTGAATCAATCACAAATTGTATTTGATAGTCTAACCCTTTATTTTCAGCCTTCATTTTAGATATAACATCATCAGCATTTGTTCCTTTATATTTTTTATTGTATTTTGAAGGATTATGACCGTAATTTTTATAGTCATTTGTAAGCATATCTTGTAGGCAATAATAATTGTCTTTCCATTGAACTAACCCAACAGCTAATGAACCCGATTTATTAACTGCGAATGGGTCGAACCTACTTTCAGATTTCATATTACCTACAACACCAGCAGCGCCAGCCTTGCCGAAATGTGGTTCTAACTTACGCATTATATAATTTGCTTTATCCTTCTCATCACCAACGAAATCCAAATTATTGTTTTCATATAAAGGATAAATCTTATATGGGCAGTCATTGCTTATGTCAGCTTTCAACTCCCTCTCTGATTCGTATGCTGAAATGCTGCTATCATCACCTAAGAAGTCTTCATCTGTGAAAATGTCTTCAACGAGCTTATTAGATACATTTGCCATACGGCAGCCAGTAAATGTGGTTGTCATATCTCCTGGTTTGATTGAATGCTTCACTTTCATAATCATATATGAACCTCTAAACATTGGAACGTTCAACAGCACGAAATACATCAATGGCTGTACCCATGCGCAACCCATCATTTCAACACTGCAATTGTATGATTGTGTTGAATATACATCGTACAAATCTTGCGCAGCTACGCCCTTTTCTTTAGTGGATGTTTGTTCTCTGATAATGAAGTGTTTAGCCATAATAGATTGCTGTGTCGCAATAGGACTTTTCATATCAACATTAACTGACTTAAAGTAACTTTGATATTGTTTACCATAAGACACGCCAAAAGCGGGTATTCTATATTGTCCTTTAACATCAGATTTCGTCCTAATTGCCTCTGGTGTTTCAAATTCATCGTTTAACATGAATCCATCATTATTATACTCATTGTTTGGTATATCTAGATTTTTAGATGGTTCGTATGGATAAACTACAACGAAACTAGGGTATTTATTAAGACTTGACCAGTCGATGCTATTATATGGAACTGTTGTAAACATTTCATCCATACTATGCTCTTTCTTCAAATCAGCAAAATTTTGAATTGACATAAGCATACACCTATTTGCTCCATATATATCTGCCATGAATCCAAGCATCATAGCATTAACGTCACGATAGTTAAGAAGTGCATCAATCTTCTCAGATATTATCTTAGGGTTTAACAACAACTTATGTCCTATCTCATTGTAATACGAATCAATAAAATAGAATTTATGTCCTTGTTCTTCACCAGATTCATCTATAAAAAATGATTTAAGCTGCCATTCTTCAAATGAAGACATAGGAAGCCATTTGTCATATACTTGCTTCATGTATCTATACAATTCAGCTTTCATGTCATCCGTTGTCTTCCTAGGTTCATCAGTTGTCTTTATAAGGTTTCCATTACTATCCTCTGTATAATTTATCTTGTAAATCTCTTCTAATCTACCAATAAATGCCTCTAAATAAGCTTTCGCTTTACTTTTATTCAATTTATAGTTAGATTCATTAAGATTCTCTTTTATCATACAATTTATAGAAATATTAACTATTGCAACTGGAGATAGCAATTCGCTTGTCATTTCCTTAACAAGTTCGTCTTTCTCTTTCAAAAGTATCCTAGATGTAGTTACGCCTTCTTTTGCAAAAACATAATGTTTATCATTTTCTTTTCCATTATGACTTATAAGTTTTGCTGCAAATTGAGAATGTGATTTACACCAATCAAGATAATACTTAATATAAGCTATTTTGGCTGGTTTACTTATTGTATTTATATATTGAAATAATGAGTTTGAATATTCTCCTATTGGTAAATAATTTTTAGCAACTATTTTGGTATTTTTACCATGTGAAGAATGTATTCCACCGCTAGCAAACAATATAGCCCCAATTTGTAGTGCAGCTAACCTAGGAATATATGATACTGTTTTCCTTTTTTTAAGGTAATCACCCAATGAATTAGTATTGAGTTTAATACCCATAATAAGCGTTGTTGTACGCCTATCGTTTAATGTAAGTGTATTTCCTCCACTTTCTCCTATCGCATTTACTGATGAGTCAACAAGCTTTAATGACGAATTTGAATCTAATTTATATCCTTTAGATTTATTACTAGAATCAACATACATATATGGAAATAGCTCTGTTATGGTATAATTGGTAAACGTTTTCTGTTTTGCCTCCGATGCAAACCCACTTATGTTGCTATTACTATATACATGGTCGCTAACTTTAATATTATTACCTTCAAATTCAAACGATGATATATTTTCAATATTAAGAGAATTACATATTGATGGCGCAGTGTTTTCTACTTTAATAAAACTATTGTAGATATTATCATCAAACGTACAAGCAGATTGAATCATATTGTAATAATCAGTATATCCACTATCGCTACTTGAATTTGCGCTATCTAATTGATTTTTAATTGAATCAAAATCGTTTAATATGACTAGATTACCTATACCGCATTTGTCATTCATGAGGGCACTATCTTTAATTTTAGTAGGAACGTTCCAAACTGACATAGTACCATCATAATTTGATATTTTTTTGCTATTTAAAGCATTAAAATATTCTTCATTTTTTGAGAATGAATATCCTTGTATTGGATACAAATTATTTTCATAACCTTCATTTTTAGCATGGTAGCCGTTAAGCCACATGTTTTCCTCACTGTTATCAAATAGCAATCTTTTACCCCAAGGACAATCAGTGTCAGTGTTAGAGGTGGTAATCATTGACAAAATGGTATCTGGTGTAATAACCTTATCTCTAATCATTGTGATTAGTTTGTCATTTGTTATTCTCACCGTGTCATAGAAATTATCAGCCTCAATTCTAGCTATTTTATTTAATGAATCTCCATCAACAAGTTTATTTAAAAATTCCCTTCTGAAATTACTTAATGATAAAATATTGAACATACGTATGGCAACTTTACCAGCAAATTCAAATCCTTTAATATCATTTGAAATGTCAGATGAATTGCCATAAGGACTGTTTGTCAAATAAAAATCAAAAGATGAAACAGGGTGTTTTATTAAAGGCTTATTTGTCTCAGCATTTGTTTCTCTATTTCTTTCTGCCTCTGCTGCCTCCGAATCTTTTTTAAGTGCTTCTAGTCTTTCTACGGCATTGAATAGGCCATCAATGAAATCAACTTCCTCAAATGGTATTTCACCTTGGTCATATTCACCTACCCACGCATCTTCTATCTTAGTAATGCCATCATCACCAAGAACATTTTTTGTAACACGTGGAAATGGTGGTATTACATCATTCTCTGCTTTATTATTAATGTCACTACAATTACCGCCAACACCTAATTGTTTTGCGGTTCTACCATCACACTTGTCAATTACATTATACATCATTCTCATAAGTGTTTCCAAGTGTGCCATCATTATTTTGGTAAAGTTTTCAACTGAAGGATACCAAGTCATCTTCTCAAACATTGCTTTGTTTAATGCCTTAATTTTCTTTTTATGCTCTTTCTCCTTCAAATTTGCATTAGCATCGGCTTGTAATGCGTTAAGTCTGTTCCTAACGCTTCTGTATTCTACTTCAATTGAATAACACTTTACATATTGGTCAATACCATTACCATATATTGTTTCTAATATGTGTTTTTTGTGCTGTGTTTCTTTTGCAGCAATTTCTTCATTAGTGTTTCCAGTATATTGAACGCCATAAAATAAATGTTTAATAACTTGTGTTTTAGGTAATGAACAACGTTTGCTAAAGCCATTAAATACTACATCATTATTGGCATTGACAAATGTATTGTTGAACAAATCGCTAACTACATATTTACTGAAATCTTGACTGATGTTATCTAATTTTTTATATGAATTGCCTTTTGAATTATACGTTTCTATTGCAGCATATAAATCCTTATTAATTTGTTTAAAATAATCTGGAAAGCTTTCATATTCATAGCTTAAATTGCCTGTTGAATTCTTTACAGTCTCATTATTAGCCAATATCAATATTCTATAATATTCACCATCTTCTCCGTCTTCCTTAAACAAATAGCAATAATCTTTTCCGTATATAGTTGTTAAAATATTAAATAAAGTTTCATACCAAATTCTAAATTTACCTTGTAAAGCAGTTAATTCAGCAATTTCTTCTGAGTGATTTTTCTCTTCATCTGTTAATGATGATTCTACATCAACATCCTCCTTCAATATAGATTTCATTTGTTGCCATATCTCAAAAAGAGTTGGCATTGGTTGCTTAACAGTTTTTTC